TTTACGGCATATACACGATGAAGAGCGTTACCACCGGATGGACCGGAAATGGAAAGTTTAGCGTTATCAATTCGAGAAAAGTTCAGGGTTCCGGTGGGGTTCGACTTGCTTAAACCCAGACAGAATGGCCAGGTGAAAGTGGGAAGATCCTCGAGAATGTCATCTGGGAGGTCACTACTGTGCATCTCGGGGACGACGGTGTGGTGATAGACTGGGGAGGTATCTTCGAAAAGAGGGGTGCCGTTGATGTAAAGTGTAGAACTGGAGAAAGTATACTCCGAATCCCAGTCATTACCCGTCGCCTTACCAGATACAAGGTGGATGGATTTGACGGGGTGGTTAAAAAAGGTGAGGTCTATCTCACTATCGGTGTTGGTCGCGAGCTGGTATTGGGTCTGTGTAAAGAGAAGTTCGTGTTCGTTATCGGTGAAGAATTTGCGCTCATCGGTGTCTAAATACACATAGTTACCCCAAACCTTGGGGGTGGAACCGGGGGTAAATCCATCCCTGCATTTAATACGTATCTCAACATCATGATACTGTAATGCAACTAATGGGAGAGACTTGGTGTAATCCTCACCAAAGAAGAAAGGAATAATATAATGATCACCACCATGATTAGCCTTCTTGTTATTAGTGGTTACAGCGTACGAAGCCTTGGCCGCGCTGTCACGTAACAGGGGGTTGTGTACACCCTGAATGAAGAGGGAATCGAGCTGAGACACCTTTTGACCACCAATATAAAGACTGAACTCGGTTGGGCTCGCGGCATTTTGAGAAAAGAGACCGGCGGTGTTGTTTTGTACACTCGCGATATTGGTAGCCTCAATCCAGATGTAGCTCATAAGGTCACCCTTGGAACGAATAGGGATGGTAATTTCATTGTTCGCAGCGAAAGTACCAATGTAATCCATACGCTCTGGCTTCATAGCGAAATTAGTATGGCGTTTATAGTTTTGTCTAAAAAAACTGACCTCTGGATCACCAGTGATGAATACATCCTGGGCTCCAACAGACACGAGTTCAATTAAAGCAGCTGACATTTATATATAAATGATATTAAAATTTTGGCTCATAGTATACATATGGTAGTATTCCAGGCACTGACATGGGAGGCGCGAGATGTTGAAGGAGAACATCACATCAGTATATTTGGTAAAACTGAGGAGGGAAAATCTGTGTGTGTGACGACGACATTCGACCCATACTTTTTCGTGAAACTCCCAAGGGATACGAAGCCCGCCGACGTTACCCGCTTATTTAATGATATCAATCTTTTGAAGAGGGATCATGTCACCAGTTACAGTCTGACGAAACAAAAGGATGTTTGGGGATTTCAAAATAATGAAGAATTTCATTACATGCATCTAAATTTTAAGACACTCGAAGCTCGACGTAAAGTGAACTCAATTTTTATGTATAACAGGGAATTTTCAAAATATCATGTATACGAATCAAATATAGACCCCGTCCTGAGACTTATGCATAGAACGGGTATTCAGTCTACCGGCTGGATAAATACCGGTGCTAATTGTGTTCGTTCTCACCTGGCAAAAACGGATATTGACTTATGGTGTAACGACTGGTCTACACTCACACCCGTAGCCAGAGATGATATTGCCCCGTTTGTTGTAGCATCATTTGATATTGAATGTAATAGTTCAACTGGAAAATTTCCAGATGCCGACGTTACTCATGATGCTTGTTTTCAGATTGCTATTTCTCTTTGTAAATTTGGAAGTGATGAACCGTACGATAAAACATGTTTATGTTATAAAAAAACAGATCCAAAAATCGAAGGATCGAACGTCATTAGTTTTGATACGGAAAGGGAATTACTTTTGGCGTTTAAACGGTACACGAATGAAAATGATATTGATATTTTGACTGGGTGGAATATTTTTGGTTTCGATCTTGACTATATTTATAAGCGTGCCGCGATGGTCGGTTGTGGTTTAGAATTTTATGATTTGGGTAAACTCAAAGAAAGTGAATGTCATATCGTGAATAAAAAATTAAGTTCGAGTGCGTTGGGTGATAATTTCCTAAAGCTTTTACCTATGCCTGGACGATTTGTTTTTGATATGTTCCATGAAGTGAAAAAAGGTTACAAATTAGATTCATACAGTTTGAACAACGTTTCGAAATTGTATCTTGGTGACCAAAAGATTGATATGGCTCCCAAGGAAATGTTTGCTCGGTACCTCGAAGGTGACCCAGTTAAATTACGTGAAGTGGCAGAATACTGTATCAAAGATACGCTTCTCCCACACAAACTAATGAAAAAGATGTGCATCTTACTAAACCTCGTAGAGATGGCAAAGGCAACATGGGTACCTCTATCTTTTTTGGTTGAACGTGGGCAGCAAATCAAAGTCTTTTCTCAGTTGTCTAAAAAGGCTCGAGAACTTGGATACATGGTACCGACCATCAAGTATGGAGCTATACCAGAAGAACCATATGAAGGTGCAACTGTTCTAGAAGCCCAAAAAGGTGCATATTACACTCCAATTACAGCATTGGATTTTGAGGCTCTGTACCCGAGTATCATGATGGCCCACAACCTCTGTTATTCTACGTATGTCATGGATGAAAGAAGGTATGGAAATATTTCAGGGATTACATATGAAACATTTAACATTGCGAATAAAACGTATAAGTTTGCACAAGATGTACCGAGTCTATTACCAGCCATTCTTATGGAGCTTAAACAGTTTCGTAAAAAAGCCAAAAGAGATATGGCAGCTGCAACAGGTTATATGAAGGAGGTGTACAACGGTAAGCAGTTAGCATATAAAATCAGTATGAATTCCGTCTATGGTTTTACAGGCGCAGGTAAAGGTATTCTCCCGTGTGTACCTATTGCATCTACTACAACGTGTAGGGGTCGTGGTATGATTGAAGAAACGAAGACTTATGTTGAGGCAAACTTTCCCGGTGCAAAGGTAAGATACGGCGACACTGATTCAGTCATGGTTGAGTTTGATGTAGGGGACCGTAAGGGTGTAGAAGCCATCGAGTATAGCTGGGAAGTGGGTGAACGAGCTGCTGAAGAATGTTCAGCTCTCTTCAAGAAGCCTAATAATCTTGAGTTAGAGAAAGTGTATTGGCCGTATTTTTTGTATTCAAAGAAGCGCTACGCTGCTAAGTTATGGACGAAGGGTAAAGACGACCAAATGCATATGGACTATGTAGACGTCAAGGGTCTACAACTTGTTCGCCGAGATAACACACCACACATGAGAGAAGTGTGTAAGGAATTACTGGATGTAGTACTAACATCTGGAGATCCCGGACCACCGAGAGACCTCGCGATAGAACGTGCGAATGAACTATTGGATGGTAAAATTTCAAACGACAAACTCGTATTAAGTCAGTCTCTGTCCGATAGCTACAAAGTTGGTGGAAAGAGTGTTTCTATTAACAGTCCGGAGAGTATTCATATAAATCAGGCACACGTTCAAGTCGTAAACAAAATGAGACAAAGAAAGCCTGGATCAGAGCCACAATCTGGTGATCGTGTACCATATTTGCTCACAAAAACGGATAATCCTAAAGCGAAAGCATTCGAGAAATCTGAAGACCCCAAGTATGTAGAAGAGAATAACATTCCAGTTGATTATCACTATTATTTTGTGAATAAGTTTTTGAATCCTGTATGTGATTTACTTGACCCATTATATGACAATACCAAACAGGAAATTTTTGGTGAAATTATTGAACAGTATAAACCACCAAAGAAAGTTACCGGTCCAGCCTTGAGTGGTATGAAAAAGGAACAATTGATTGAAGAATGTGAAAAGAATAATATTAGTAGTGAAGGCACGGCGTTGGTATTACGGGATCGTATTAAAATGTTTAGACAAAAACAAAACTCTGTTGAAGACTTATTTAAAAACTACACACGAAGTACAAGTAAGACATGAGTGCCAAGAAAATTGTTAAAATCGTCACAGAAAATATTAGAAAGTTGGTATCGGAACAGCTTCCTTCTCTCATAGAAGATGCAGTCGATGAAGTCATCCACGAAAGGGTTGACGAGGAACTATCTCAAACAACGTCTGAAGAAATGAGTAAAATTCTTGAATTTATTCACAAGAAACATGCAGTGCCTCTGGATTTACTTTTGCGTGATGCCGAGGAAGCGCGTAACACCAATATCTGTAAAGGAATCGTAAAAGATTCTGATGGAGAAACCCGGAGGTGTAGTTTTAGGGGTAAATTCGATGGATATTGTAAATTTCACAAAGACCAGGGTGAACGTATTCAGAAACGTGTCCTTCAAAGTGGTGATCATTTTACAAGTGCATGTAATGAAGTCAGAGAAGCTCAATCAGAGCTTAGAGATTTGGGAATAATATAATATATGAACAAATCGACTATTCTACTAACATCAATAAATGGCTTTTATGAAAACGAAAAGAATCGAACTAAATTAATGAATATTCTAGATAAGACGAGTGGTATTTCACTTAGAAATCTAGAATGGTTCATCACAAATTATGCGAAAAAGAATAACACATCTTATACCACTACCGATGGTAAACTCTTTACCGTACACTGCGCGTACAAAAGCAGTCTTGATGGATACTCCAAAAAACTTTTTGACCCTTTTTGTAGGTCTCAAAAGTTTCCATATACTATTCCCGGTACATCTCATGAAATTCATACAACGCTCGCACAGTTAAATTTCATCAAATGGTGTATTAAGAATAATATTATCGAGTATATTTCAAACAATAAAAATTCGCTTTTTAGTAAGCAAGTGACATAAAACCCTTGTCAAAAATATAGGTTTGATATCCTGTATAATACATCTGAAGTGAATATGTTTTGTTGACTATATCGACGAGCGACCCACTCGAAGTATCTAGTTTTACTTCTATAGATGTCTTGTCAGATTGTATTTGACTAAAATCCAGGTTCCCCGATGGCTCCACATTAATCGGATTCATCGAGAAACTGTATGTGTATACATTACGTATAGGTCTTGAAAGTCTATTCTTATACGGAATTAGATATTTATAATAATTATGATTTGTATTCGAAACGTTGGGTAATTTATTTCCGTTGATATTAAAACTCGCTTCACTCATGATGGGATGAAAGAATGTTTGCACCTCGTCGAAATTTACATTAGATGAAAAATTAAAACGATTTTGATAAAACTTTTCTTCTTGTAAAGCTTTACCCCCTGTAGAATCAGTCGCATCTTCGAATTCTGTGTTTCTTAAAAACCAATGAATACATTTTACCGGAATATTTGGTACGAGGTTATTTTTGATAATGTCTTTATTTACATCACTGATTATACTTGGGTGTTTGCGTACGATATCCGTTATGAATGTCTGGCGTTCGCTCGCT